CCACCTTTACCTACACAATGCTTACCGCACCTGCGGCAAATGCAACTGTAGTCGGAATTTACACAGTAATCGGTATTGCAGGGGTAAACAGCAATACCCTAATTAACATCAATATGTGCCAAAACAGGCTGTTCTTTGTTCAAAAAGACAGCATGACATTTTGGTATTTGCCTGTGCAATCCATTGGTGGCACAGCTTTAGACTTTAATTTAGGTGCTATTGCCCGTTCAGGCGGATTCTTGCAAGCGATGGGTACTTGGACTTTAGATGCTGGTTATGGCGTAGATGATTTATCCGCTTTTGTTACAAGTATGGGCGAAGTCATGGTTTACAAGGGTACAAACCCTAGTGATGCAAATGCTTGGAGTGAAGTTGGTGTATGGCAAATGGGTCAAACTTTTGCAAGACGCTGTTTCTTTAAATATGGTGGTGACTTATTGTTATTAACCCAAGACGGTTTAGTGCCAATGTCTGCCGCCCTGCAATCATCACGCCTTGACCCCCGTGTAAACCTAACCGACAAGATTTATTACGCTGTAAGCCAAGCGGCAACCAGTTATTACAACCAGTTTGGTTGGCAGATTAACTATTTTGCTAGTGAAAATATGTTGATTTTAAACATACCTACTGGCACAGGGTACGATCAATATGTAATGCACACGATTACTAAGTCATGGGCTAAATTTACAGGAATTAACGCTATTTGCTGGGAAGTATCAGCCGATAACAAGATTTACTTTGGTTCTAGCGGATTTGTAGGGAATTTTTATGCTCAAACTTCAGATGCAGGGGCTAATATTGTTGCAACTGCACAGCAAGCCTATTCGTATTTTGATAGCAGGGGGCAGTTAAAACGCTTTACGCTAGTACGCCCTATCCTACAGACCGATAACGGCTTACCGACCGTTCTATGCGGTATTAGCACCGATTTTGACACACAACCATTAACCAATCAGATAGCTTTTAATCCTTCCATTACTAACACAGGTATTTGGGACAGTTCCAAGTGGGATCAAGCTAACTGGGGTGGTGGTTTAACTACCACTAAGTTTTGGCAGGGCGTGACTGGAACAGGTTTTGCTGGTTCGGTTAACTTGAATGTGGCATCGCAAGGAATAGAGTTTCATTGGGCATCAACCGATTATGTAATGGAAAAAGGTGGAGTTCTGTAGTGCTATGTTTTGATAAAGACTTATTAGGCCCATTTATTGCCCAAAAGTTAAACATGGTATGGACACCTGAAAATTCAAGCACAATTGGTTGGGTAACAGATGAAATAGAATCGGTAGTTTGGTATGAGGACTTTAATAAAAAATCGGTAACTTGCCATATTTATCTTGAAAAAGGGCTAAATAAGCAATATTTACATACCATTTTTGATTATCCTTTTGTACAATTAGGGGTAGATAAAATTATTGCCCCAGTAGTTAGTAGTAACGACAAGTCGGTAGAATTTGTTAAGAAATTGGGGTTTGAGGAACAAGCACGATTACTTGATGTTTTTCCTACTGGAGATTTGTTGTTTTTTGTAATGTCAAAAGACAAATGTAGATTTTTAGGAGAAAGATATGGGAAAGTCAGCTAGTGCCCCACCACCACCTGATTATTCGGGTGCGGCAAAAGAAACTGCGGCAGGTAATTTAGATGCGGCAAGAGCCGCCACAGCCGCAAACCGTGTAAACCAAGTTACACCTTACGGTAATTTAGATTACACCATTAGCGGTCAAGACCCTTATGGCAATCCTACATGGACAGCTACCCAATCTCTTGCTCCTGCACAACAACAATTATTAGATTATCAAAACCAAGCCAGTTTAGGTCTTGGTAAATTAACTGGCAAAGGCTTAGGTTATGTCAACAATATGCTTGACACCCCGTTTGATACCAGCAAACTGCCGACAACTGGTTTTAATCCCAGCCAAAGCTATCAAGATGCTTATATGCAAAGACTTCAGCCCCAAATACTTCAAAGTCGTGAAGCATTAAACACTCAGTTAGCTAATTCGGGTATACCCGTAGGTTCAGAAGCATACAAACGAGCAATGCAAACTCAAAGCATGAAAGAAAATGACTTGCTGGCGGCCGCAACTACTCAAGGTTTTGGCATCGGTCAACAAGCCCGTCAATCTGCCCTGCAAGAACAAGCATACCTGCGTAACGAGCCATTAAATACATTAAACGCTGTTAGATCAGGAGCACAGGTACAAGGCCCTAGTTTTGTAAATTCTGCTCAACAAGCTAATACTGCTGGGCCTGATATTTTGGGTGCAACGCAAATGGGTTACAACGCCAATTTAGCCGCATCTAATGCTCAAAATGCCGCTAACAATCAAATGACACAAGGTTTATTTAGTCTTGGCGGTGCGGCTTTAATATCCGATATTCGCACTAAAGAAAACATTGAAGTCATTGGTGTAGCTGAAAACGGTTTGACTGTTTACAAATACGAATATAAGCCTGAGTTTAAAGACCATGAATTAGCTGGCAAAGGCGTTCATTACGGTTACATGGCTCAAGAAGTAGAGCAGGTTTACCCTTACGCAGTTAAAACCTTAAATGACGGCTATAAAGTCGTAGATTACGGATTACTATGAACCCATATATTCTTCAAGGTCAACCAATGCAGGATCTTGGCGGATTAAGCCCTGTATTTGCAAACTTTGGTCAACAACAATCTAACCAACAAGCGGCTCTTGCACAGCAAAATCAATTGGCTAATCAAGCAGGTCAAACGCAAAGCGGTGCTGGCGTAAATCAACTTGCTTTGGCAATGATGTTGCGTGATAAAGATCCAAAAAAACCAATGGATCAAAACGCCAAAGATGCACAAATGGGTGGTGCAAGCACATATAACCCATTTACCCAATATGACATTTCACAGAAATATGGCACGGATATGTATTCTCCACAAAGTAGAATGTTAGCGGCACAGGAGTTTTAATTATGCAAGCTGATATTGGAACGCTTACCCCCGAACAGATGTTGCAACAGCAACAGATTTTACGCCAACAAAAAATGGCTGAAATGCTTATGCAAAAAGGCATGGAACAGCCACAAGGTCAAATGATTAGTGGACATTATGTTGCCCCATCTATTACACAAAATCTTGCTAATTTAGCCAATGTTTATTTTGGTCAAAGAGCTATTGAAAAAGGTGATCAAGCACAAATTGATTTAGCTAAAGCTATTCGTGAAGGCGAAAATGTTGGATTAGCTGATTATTTACAAAATCTTCAAGGAAAACCTGCTGTAGAAGGTGGAATTTATAATCCTCAAGGTCAAATTACAAAGCAAACAACTGCTGATATGTATGGCCCTGATATGACTTTAAACCCTGCATACAAACAAGTTGCTCCTGTTGCCGCTGTACCACCAAACGCAAAAATGGCTCATATAAATGCCGCAACGGATACCCGTTTACCTGCTTGGGCAAGACAACAAGCTATAACACAAGCATTTGCTCCACCTAAAGAATTTGATCTTTCAGAAGGTGCTATACGCTATAAAGAAATGCCTGATGGTACGGTTCAAATTGTTGCTAAAGGTGGTGAAAAATTACATTCTGTTGGAAAAAATTTGGTTACTTCTAGCGGTAAAGTTGTATTTACTGCACCGTTAACTGGTGAAGAAAAAGTAAATCCACAAGAATCAGGTTTGCGTAGTTCATTTTTTGCTCAAGCACAACCACATATTGCAACCAGTCAAGCCTATCGTAAGATTGAATCTGCTCCCGAAACTGCGGCTGGAGATTTGTCATTAATTTACGGTTATATGAAAATTCTTGATCCTGGCTCTGCTGTTAAAGAAGGCGAGTATGCAACTGCTGAAAATGCCCGTGGCGTACCTGAAACTATCAAAGCACAATACAATAAAACAATAAATGGTCAGCGTTTAGGTAATAGACAAAGAACTGAGTTTATTCAATCTGCTGGTGATTTGGTTAAAAGCCAACAACAACAATTTAATACTCAAAAAGATTACTACTCTAATATTGCATCAAAATACAAAATTGATCCTGAAAATATTATTTATGATCCTTATGCTGATTTAAAAATACAAACAACGCCACCTAAACAACCTAAAACAAAAGTTAATGTTGGACAACAATTTGAAGTTCCACAAGTAAATACTGGTAGTTGGAACATTATTAGCGTCACTCCTACAAAATAAAACTATGGCTCAATACACCGTACAAGCCCCTGATGGACAAACAATTACGCTAGAAGGCCCTGATGGTGCTTCTCAAGCGGATGTTATTTCACAAGCACAAAAACTGTATCAACCAAAAGGATCTGTTCAGGTTATGTCACCTGAAGGAGCACCTTTAAATACGCAATTTGGTGAAACTGGCGGTGGTGCGGCTGTTGGTAGGCCACAAGGAATTAATCGTACAAATGTATTGCCTGAACCACGCCCTACTGAATCATTATTGGCTGGTGTTACTAAGTCTGTTATTGATCCTGCCGTTGCTGGTGCTCAAATTCTTACTGGTGGTCGTTTAGGAACTAGTGAACTTGCTCAAAAATTAGGCGAACAAGGACAAGTTTATTCTGAAGAAAACCCTGTTTGGTATGGTACAGGGCGTGTAGCTGGTGTTGTTGCTCCTGCAATGGCTATGTCTAAAGGTATTGGTGTAATACCAAGTTTTACTAAATTAAGCCCTTACGCACAAGCCGCTGGAATTGGTGCAACGCAAGGTATATTGACCCCTGAAGAAACTGGTAAAAAAGACTTAGCTTTATTAAGACAGCAATTGTTTAATGCTGGTACAGGGGCGGCTATTGGTGCTCCTACACCATTATTAGGAAAAGTTGTTAACACAGCTTATGGTGCTGGCAAAGCCGCTTTAGAACCGTTTAATCAGGCTGGTAGAAATCTTATTCTTGGCCGTGCTTTACGCCAATTTTCAGGTAACGATGCTGAAAAAGCTATTGCTAACCTTAGAAATCCACAACAATTAGTTGCAGGTGTTCAACCTACAGTAGCAGAAGTAGCTGGAGTACCTAGTCTTGCCGCTATGCAAAGAGCCGCATTAAACGCATCGCCTGAAGCCACAAACGCTTTGGCACAACGCCAAGCACAAAATACTGTAGCCCGTACTAGTGCTTTAGAAAACATTGCGTCACCTACTAGAGTTGCTAAATATCAAGATTTAAGGTCCCAATTAGGCGATGATTTGTATACTCCTGCTTTAGATAAAGCAATGGACTTTTCTAAATTATCGGCTGGAATGAAAACGCAAGTTACTTCTTTAGCTCAAACTCCTGCTATTAAAAGAGCAATGAGCCAAGCCCAAGAAAATGCTTTAAACAAAGGTTATGACATTGGTGATCCTAGTGGTTCATTAAAAGGTTTGCACGAAACCAAAATGGCATTAGATCAAGAAATTAACGCAGTAAAAGCAAAACTTCAAAGAGATAATGCTGGTGCTACAAATGCTGAATTAGATGGTTTAAAAGCCGCAAAAAACAGATTGCTTGCTTTTATTGAAAATCCAAAAGTTAGCCCTGAATATAAAAAAGCAAGGGAAACATACGCTAGATTGTCTAAGCCTGTAGAACAGCTTGAAACTATTTCTAATATTGCTGACAAAGCAACTAGGGATAAAGATTCATCTATTTTGCTTAATAGGTTTTCTAATGAGTTAGAAAAAGCTAAAAAAGAAGGTTTGTTGTCTAAACAACAAATATCTAGATTAGAAAACATTAAAGCTGACATGATGCGTACCGACTTTGCTAATGAAGCTGGTCGTGGCGTAGGTTCTAACACTATGCAAAACCTTGCTTATAACAATATGTTGCAAGAAGTTAATTTGCCTAATTTGCTTAGAAGGCGTGGTTTAGCTGAAACCGCTGGAAATATTGCGGCTAGAGTTAAAGATGTGGCTTACGGAAGCATGAATAAACGGTTAACAAATGAAATGGCTGAAACTTTGCTTGATCCTAGAAAAGCGGCCGCTTTAATGAAATT